TGACTGGTGTTGTCTGAAGGGTGTTCCTGCCCGTCAGCGACATGAGACTCAAATCAGAGAACTACACACGTAGAACTGCCTGAGGATGGCTTGCGGACGGGGGTTCAATTCCCCCCGGCTCCACCAAACCAAGGTTCGCGGACGTTCGCATAAGTCCGCAGAACCACCAAAAAGCCCTAGAGAATCAACGCTCTAGGGCTTTTTTTCGTCCGCATGAGGTTGCACCAGTTCGCAACCTTCCGCGCCACGGACTGAAGAAAATACTGAAGAACCTCAGAATCCGGTTCTTCACCCCAAAAAGTTCTTCATCGTCATGGCTCGATACCTGATCCCCTCTGACAAGACCATCAAGGCGCTGAAGCCCGGCGCTGTGGACTCCGACGGAAAGCCGGTCAAGCGGCTGAACGACGGGGACGGGCTGTTCCTGCTGATGTCGGCCCGTGGTTCGCTGGCGTGGCGCTTCTGGTACACGCTGAACGGGCGCCCGAACATCCTCAGTCTGGGCACCTACCCCGACACGGGGCTGGCGCTGGCCCGGCGCAAGGCAGACGAGGCGCGGGCGTTGGTGGCCGCAGGGACCGACCCAAGCGAGAAGCGCAAGGCGGAGAAGGCCGAACACGACCGCCAGCACGAGGAACGCCAGCGGGAAGCGGCGGGCCTGCCCCCTGTGGGGAGCTTCGAGGCCGTGGCCCGTGAGTGGCTGGAAGAGGTTCACGCCCACAAGGTCAGCCCGGGCCATGCCGAGCGGACCCGCATCCGCCTGGAACAGAACGTGTTCCCGTGGCTGGGGCGGCTGGCGCTGGTCAGCGTGACGGCGCCGAAGCTGCTGGAATGCCTGCGGCGGGTGGAGAAGCGGGGGACGGTCGAGACTGCGCACCGGGTGAAACAGGCGTGCGGGCAGGTGTTCCGGTACGGCATCGCCACGGGACACTGTGAGCGTGACCCGTCGGGCGACCTGCGCGACGCCCTGCGCCCTGTTGTCGTGACGCACCATGCGGCGCTGACCGAGCCGCGACGGGTGGGCGAGTTGCTGCGGGCCGTGGACGGCTACCCCGGACAGCCGACGACCCGGGCCGCCCTGCTGCTGTGCGCCCTCACCTTCCAGCGACCGGGCGAGGTGCGGGGCGCCGAGTGGGCAGAGGTCGACCTTGACGCGGGAACCTGGCTGATCCCCGGGCACCGGATGAAGCGCAGCGTGCAGGGCAAGGCCACGGGGCCGGCGCACCTGGTCCCCCTGTCTCGGCAGGCCGTGGCCGTGCTGCGCGAGCTGCAGCCGCTGACGGGTGGCCGGGTGCATCTGTTCCCGGGCCTGCGCTCGCCCCTGCGCCCCATCAGCGACGTGACCCTAGGCGCGGCACTGGCCCGGCTCGGGTTCAGCAATGACGAGATGACGGCGCACGGGTTCCGGGCGATGGCCCGCACGATGCTGGCTGAACGGCTGGGCGTGGCCGAACCCGTCATAGAGGCGCAACTGGCCCATGCCGTGCCCGATGCGCTGGGGCGGGCGTACAACCGGACCGAGTTCGCCGACCAGCGCCGGCAGATGATGCAGACGTGGGCCGACTACCTGGACACGCTGCGCACCGGGGCACAGGTGATCCCGATCCGGGCCGCCTGAATCCTCGGGCCTTCCTTCCTGGTGCAGGCTGCAGGCAGACCGCCACGCCCCTGACCCGGCACGACCTCACGCACACCACCAGCCCGGCCCCTGTGGCCGGGCTTCGTCTGTCTGGCTAGGTGTTCCTGGCAGGCGTCAGCCTGTCCGTGTTGGCTGCTGCAGGTGCCCGGCTTGCCCGGCCTGCCGGTGCATCCCGTGGCCGCCGGGGAGAGGCGGCGGCGCGGGTTTCCCTACGCGCGACACATGCGGAAGCGCTGGCACCAAGACAGAAAGACCAGCCAAATCAACGACTTGCGCGAACTACCGCGAATCTCTCAGGCTGGAACATGCACACCTCACCGGGGACAAACCGGGTTTCAGCCCTGCGCAGACACCAGAAACATCAATGGAATCAAGCACTTATGACAGCCTCAGACCTTCAGGATCTGCCGGGGACAGACCGGGGACACCAGAGGGAGAGGCAACGGGGACAGACCGGGGACAGCCGGGGACAGATGAGAGAGAGGAGAGAACTCTTCTTCCTTCCCTTCCTGTCCTGGTCGGGGCGGTCGGAACCAGCCGCCGATCAGGGCCTGGTCATGGGCGGTGCCGGGTGGGCGTCCGGGGGGCCCACCCCCCCCTATAGGTTCTTCTGCAGGTGAACTTCACTGCGGGTAATTCGACCCGCGTGGCCGTGCCGCTGATAGGGATTTCTGCCGAGGTTGACGGCGAGACAGGTAGACAAAGGTTGTCGTTTGTCGATGGTTGACGCAAGATAACGGCATGATCAAAGCACATACACCGCCAGACGCCGCCGGGCCGTCGCTCTCCAAGTGCGCTGCTGCCCTTGGGGTGTCCAAACAATACCTGTCGAAGCTCAAGCGACAGGGACGCATCCAGCCCGGCGCCGACGGCTGCTGGTCCGTTGACGGGCTGCGGGCGCAGATCGAGGCGGGCCGTGATCCTGGCAACGTCGTCGCCACTGCTGTTCGTCAGCAGATGGCAGAACCCGAGGTGAACAAGGCCGAAGCCGACGCCACGGCTACCGCCGCGACCGATGCGCTGGGTGCCGCCCAGGTCGAAGCCCTGTACGGCACCGACCATCGGCAGAACCTGCTGATCGCTCGGAGTCTGCGGGAGCGCGAGTTGGCCGCCGCCGCACGGATCGCACGCATGGAAGCGGAGGGCAAGCTGGTGCTTCTCGAAGATGTGCGGCGCGAATCCTTCACCATTGGGCGCACGACAAGGGATGCCGTGATGCGTGCCTGCATGAAGATCGCGCCCACGCTTGTCGGCATCGGCGACGCTTGGGAGATGGAGCGCCGATTGACCGAGGCCATGCGCGGCGCGCTGAGCGAGGTAGTGCAACAGATGGAGCAGGTGGCTTGACGACTTGGCGCACGTACCCGGCTCATTGCGCACGGATGGCGCGATGAAGAAGCCGGCGCACGTCCTCCCCGGCTGGGCCGTCTCGTGCGTTTTTGCAGGATTACGCACTCATGCGCACTCATGCGAACGATTCAGGGGGGTTTGTGCTACGCTTTGGGCAGGTGCTTGAAAACACCTTTGATAGAGCGGATGGCCTCCCCGACAGCGAGGCTTTGTCACGTCCAGAATCCTCCCGGTTTCGGCGTGGTGGCCCTTGTCCGTAAGGCTAGGGGCATGGCTCTATCCATGTTTTCAACCACCACGCCCCCTGTTGCCATGCTTGAAAACGTGGTCACAGGGGTCACCACAGCGTTCATAGAGGAACCGTGACATGACGAGCACCCACGCCCCTGAACAGGCCCCCAGCGCCACCGCTGCCCCGTTCACCCCGCCTTCCACTGCATCGGCCCCTGCCGCATTCGACACGTCCACCGCGCTGCGCCAAGTAGGCGAACTGGTCACGCTGCTGACGTGCGCCCTGTCCTACGCCGATTCATATGACCTGGACGCCCCGTACCACGCCCGCAACCTGCTGGGCTGCGCCTTCGACAACGCCGAGCGCCTGCACGCTGCGCTGATGGCTGTGACGAACGACGTGGTGCCAGCATGAGCGCCGCCGCCCACACCGCCGGCCCGTGGCGCCATGACCGCCGCGCCATCCTGACCCCTGCCGGCCACTGTGTCGCGGAGGTCTTCTCAGGTGGCGCCGACAGCCTGGAAGAAGCCGACGCGAACGGCCGCCTGATCGCCGCGGCGCCCGAGCTGCTGCACTGCGCAGGTATGGCGCTGGAAGAATTGCAGGAGTACGGGCGGTCCAACCCGCTGGCCCGTGTCGCCATCCGGGCACTGCAAGCCGCCATCGCTGCCGCGACCGGCACCACCACGACCGAGCAGACAGGCGGTGCAGCATGAACACCATCACCCGCCTGTTCTTCCCCGCCGCCATGCGGCGCCTGGCGCTGCGTGAGCGTGCCTTCCGCGTGATCGCCACTGATCGGAGCGCACGATGACCACCAGCCAGAAACCCGCAAGCCCTGAGCCGCTGTTCCGGCCGTTCGCGTGGGATTGCCAAGACGTGGGCTTTGACGACACGCTGCCAGCACATGCGGTCCGGGCATCCGCATCAACCGTGCGTGACCTGGCGTGCGGCGCTGCCGTGGTGCTGGAGATGATCGAGCGCAGCCAGATAGACCGCTGTGATACCGATGACGAGCCGCTGCTGAGCCGGTTCCACGAAGGCGCCTTGATGCGCCTGGCCATCGCAGCGATGCGCACGGTGGAGCGCGAGGCCGTAACCCTGAACGAAATTGAGGTGAGTAGGTGTCGGACCCGGAGCACGACCACATAGGGGACCAGTTCCCCCATCCAGAACCAGCCGATTGGGCGCCATGTCCTGGTGGTCAAGCGGCTGGATTCTGGAATGCAAGCGTCAGAAAATCACCAACAAAATCCGGGACACCTCTTGTATTTAAGCCATTAACTACTGAAGACATTGCAATTATTACCAGCGCAAGGATTAATGAAAACCTGCCACCTGAAGTCGATGCAATACTAATATCTATAACAGAAGATCTTTCTGAGTTCAGATCGCGCGCATATTCAAATTATCCAACACCAAAAGCCATCACCGACCAAGTAAAAAATATTGAAAATACAGCCAGAAAACTGATTTCAATGATTGATGAGTGCAGCACCAGTAATTTCATGAAACTTGACGATCGACTGTGCCAGCACATTGGAATAGAAGATGAGCACATAGGGCGCCGACTCTCAATAGTCGGCGATACTATAATCTCACTGGCAGACGCTGCAAACAAGGTTCACGCATCACGTCGAATGGTAAAGGAAACCAAGCGTTCCTTTACTTCGGCACTGGCCGGATGGGTGGCAAGCATGGCGCATTTACTCATGCCTTATGGCGTAAGAGCCACCGAATCCGGACCTTTTTTGAGGCTCTGCACCGCAGTTTTCACCGTTGGGTGGCGATCGTCTGGGCCAGAAAAAGCGATCCGGTGCTTCGTGCAGGACATGCGAGATGAGTATGTTTCGAGGGGGCTGTGTCTTGGGGTGTCTGCCAACGATTCCACCCGAAAGAAGCGCATGAATCAGCAGGTGACAGCGGCAGTTACTGCCGCTGAAGATAAAACCTTCAAACCAACAACGGACGCATCAGAACCACCATGAACATCATTGCCCTGACTCCCTCCAGTACACAGGCCGCAGCCGCCCCCGTGCCAGCGAAGAAGGACCGGCGCCAGTGGCTGCGACTGCCGCAGGTACTGGCCAAGACGCAGACCGGCAAAAGCTGGCTCTACGGGCGGATGAAGGACAAGGACGATCCTTTTCCGGCTGGGATGAGGCTATCTGCCAGATGCCGCGTGTGGGACGAATCCTTGGTGGAAGCCTGGATGTCCCGCCAAGCCGAGAAGCTCGCCCAGCCTGCCGCCGACCTGGTGGACATGGCACAAGCCGCCGAGGCCTGACCCCCTGACCGACCCGTCACCAGATCCAGCGACCACCGCGCCACGCCGCCCTGTTCACCGCTGGCTGAACCCCTGAGATAACCGACCATGAAACAGATGACCGAACCCCGGTCAGCCGCCGGTGTGGGCAATCCTGACCACGGCGAGCCGACCGAATACCAACGCACCAGCGACCGCGCCCGGAAGCTGGGTTATTGCATCACGGAAACCGAAATAGAGGGCGCCCCGGCTTTCCTTGTGGGCCGCTGGGGTATGTCGCGCATGTTGGCCAACCTGGAGGAAGTGGAATCCTTCCTGAATCGGGTGGCTGTCGGCGAGGTGCGCGCATGAGTACCACGACAGGGCCGACCCTCGCCGAGTGCCAAGCGTGGTGCATCTCGTTCCTGGAGCAGGTTTCCGACTTTCTGGACACGAAGACCCACACGAACAAATGCAGTTTCACCTACCGGGCCAACCCCGGCGAGGTGTACCGGGTGCGCTTCGACCATCGCGGCGTGATCCGGGTGACTGAATTCGCCACGGGGCGCCATGTCGTCACCTCGCTGCCTGGCAGACCGACCGAACCGAATATGGGCGCCTTCAAGCCGGCGCTGCGCGGTGTGGGTCAGGTGATCCCCTTTCCTGAGATGAAGCCATGAACCAGATCGCACACAATCCCGGCCGCACATCCGGCGACCTCTTCCCAGGCACCACCCCCGCCGAGCTGGTGGAACCCGTCCACGGCCAGCCGATGACCACCAGCCGCCGCGTGGCGCAGATGTTCGGCAAGGAGCACAAGAACGTGCTGCGGTCGGTGGAGCGCCTGTTGCCGGATCTGCCGGACGAGTTCTCACGGCTCAACTTTGAGCCGCGAACCTACACCGATGACCGAGGAAAGGAACAGCCCGAGTACCTGCTGACGCAGGACGGTTTCCTCATGCTGGCGATGGGCTTCACCGGCCGTGAGGCGATCCGCTGGCGCGCCGAGTTCATCAAGGCGTTCAACGTCATGGCCCGGACGCTGCAGCGCCAGCAGCGCACCCTGATGTCTGCCGAGCGTGAGCGGGTACGGGCCGAAGTCGCCCGTTCGCACAGTGCCGTGATCGCGGTCCTGGTCGATACCCGCGCCGAGCGACTCAAGCGCACCGAGACCCACCACATCACCAACGAGTGCCGCCTGATCGGCTTCGCCATGACCGGCGAGTTCGTGGGCATCGACCGCGACACCCTGGACGCCGAGCAGCTCGAACTGCTGCACCGCGTCGAGACGCTGGACATCAAGCTGTTGGTGCGAGGTGCCGACTGGGAGGACCGTAAGGCCGCACTGCGGGCGCTGGTTGTTCAGCATCAGGGCTATGTGCAGTTCTTTTCGGAGGCTGAGCGACTGGAAATGGAAGGCAAGCCGCGGCACCAGATCGGCGGTGCGGAATGACCCGCCCCGAACGCGAGATAACCCCGGCCCTGGTCGAGGACGCCCTGAGCTTCATCCCGCCCGACATCGGTCACGATGAGCGGGTGCGTGTCGCCTTCGCGGTCTTCGACGGGCTGGGCACGTCGGGCGCCGACGCTTGGAAGGCATGGGCCGGACGCCGGCAAGGCGCCAGCGCCAGCGAGGACGCAGCGACCTGGCGCAGTGTCTGCAAGGGCGGGCCGGTGAAGGTCGGGACGCTCTTCCACATCGCCAAGCAATACGGCTTCAAGCTGCCCAAGCTGGCCGCCGACGGCACGACACCCCGGGCCGGGCGCCCTGCCCGCACCGCTGACGAGCTGGCCGCCGAACGGGCCGCCCGCGAACAGCGCGACGCCGAGGAAGCCGAGGCGCTGCAGGCCGAACACCACGAGGCGGCGCAGCGCTGCCGGAAGCTGTGGGACAGCGCCAGCGAGACACCACCACCGGCCACCGGTTGCCCCTACCTCACCCGCAAGGGCGTGCAGGGCCACGGGTTGCGCTACCTGCGAGACGGCACGGCCCTGGTGCCCATGCGCGACACGGCGGGCGAGCTGTGGAGCCTTCAGCGCCTGCTACCCGCCGACCTGGTAGACCGGGAATCCGGCGAGGTGATCGGGAACAAGCTGTACGGGCCGCCACCGCGCAAGGGTGGAAAGGACAAGGTGCGATCCCGCAAGACGGGTCTGTTCCACCTGGTCGGCGCCATCGGCGAGCCGGCGCCCGGCGCGGCGCTGGTGATCCTGCTGGGCGAGGGCTACGCCACGGCCGCGACGCTGCATGAGGCGACCGGGCACCCCGTGGCCGTGTGCTTCGACGGTGGCAATCTGCGCCACATCGCCCAGGCGCTGCGGGAGCAGCACCCGGCCGCGCTGCTGCTGGTCTGCGGCGACGACGACAAGCCGACCGAGGCACGCGGCAAGGGCAACCCCGGCCGCAAGGCTGCAGCCGCTGCCGCACGGGCCGCCAACGCCGGGCCGGTGCTGGTGTGCTTCCCAGAGCCGCTGCCCGAGGGCGCCAGCGACTTCAACGACCTGGCCACGCACGCCGGGCTTGAGGCCGTGGCGGCGCTGATCGGCGAGGCTGTGCAGGCGCCTGCACACGCCGACGCTGCCCAGCCGGACGACGTGGGCGCCACCAGCGCCAGCAACCCCGAAGGCAACCCCCTGCCCTGGTGCTCGGATGATCCCGGCCCGACTGGTGACGACTGCCCGGACCCGATCCCGGGCGACCCCGGCCCGGCCGCCAGCGCCAGCGCGGGCGCCAAGCCCCGCAAGCCACGCGGCAAGGCCAGCACTGGGGATGCTGGCGCTGATGACGACACCAGCGCCGGCAAAGACTGGTTCCGCCTGGACGATGACGGCGTGTGGTACGTGCCCCGCGACTCCGAGGGCAACCGGAAGAAGCCGATCTGGCTGGCCGCCCCGCTGCACATCACCGCCATCAGCCGCGCCACGGACGGCAACGGCTGGGGGTTCCTGAGCGAGTTCACCGACCGCGACGGCCGCCTGAAAGTCTGGGCGATCCCAGCTGCGGCGCTGGGTGGCGACGGTGCGGAGTGGTTCGCCCGCCTGCGGGACATGGGCTTGCGCACCAGCACCACCAAGGGCGCCCGGGCACTACTGGCGCAGTACATCGACAGCCGCGAGGTGAAGGAGCGCATCACCAGCACCGACCGCACCGGCTGGCATGACGGCGGCGTGTTCGTGACCCCGAGCGCCACGGTAGGCCCCGAGGGCGCTGGCCGGCTGTACGTGTTCCAGTCCGAAAGCAGCGTGGAAGACACGCTGGCCACCGGGGGCAACTTCGACGCCTGGCGCGACGGCGTGGCCCGGCGCTGTGCGGGGAACAGTCGCCTGTCGTTCGTGCTGTCGTGCGCCTTCGCGGCCCCGTTGTCGAACGCGCTGGGCGTGGCGACGGGCGGGTTTCACCTGCAGGGGGATTCCAGCCTCGGCAAGACGACCGCCCTACTCACGGCCGCGAGCGTATGGGGGCCACACAAGTTCAAGAAGCAGTGGCGCCAGACGGACAACGCCCTTGAGTCCGTGGCCGCCCAGCACTGCGACTTGCCGCTGATCCTGGACGAGATCGGGCAGGCAGACGGCCGCATCGTCGGTGAATGCGTCTACCTGCTGGGCAACGAGATGGAGAAGGGCCGGGCGACCCGCGGCGGGCTGACCCGGAAGGTTCGCACCTGGCGCCTGCTGTTCCTGAGCAGCGGAGAGAAGAGCCTGAGCGACTACATGCGCGAGGCGGGCCGCAAGATCAACGAGGGGCAAGAGGTGCGCATGCCGTCGATCGCGGCCGATGCCGGGGCCGGGCTGGGCATGCTGGAAGAGCTGCACGACCTGGACAACGGCCGCGACTTCTCCGACACACTGCAGAAGGTCACGGCCGCCCACTACGGGCACGCGGGCCGCAAGTGGCTGCAGCACCTGGCCGACCACATGGGCGACATCGAGGGCGCGGCGGGCGAGCTGGTCAACCAGTTCGAGACGCTGGCGGTTCCGCAGTACGCGCACCCGCAGGTGTGGCGGGTGGCTCGGCGCTTCGCCCTGGCGGCGGCTGCCGGCGAGCTGGCCACGCGGGCGGGCCTCACCGGCTGGGAAGCGGGCGAGGCGATCGAAGGGGCGCGGCGCTGCTTCTCCGACTGGCTGGCGGGGCGCGGGCACTCGGGCAGCGGGGAGAAGGTCGCGGCCGTGCTGCAGGTGCGGGGATGGCTGGAAAAGAACGGGGACGCGCTGTTCACCTGGATGCACCGGGCCACCGACGACCACCGGCCGAACACGGCGCTTCGGGCCGGGTTCAAACGCTGGGTGGACGACAAGGGCGAGCCGATCAAGCGCACCACCGCCGACGACTACTGCGACGCCCGGGCGTCTGACGGTTCGCGCAGCATGGACGATGAAAGCCTGTCCCTGGAGTACCTGGTGCTCCCCGAGCAGTTCCGCACCGAGATGTGCAAGGGCCTGCGCCCTGACTTCGTGGCGCAGGTGCTGAAGGATGCCGGGTGTCTCAAGCACGAACGCGACCGCCTGACGAACAGCGCCCGCCTGCCGGGCATCGGGAAGACCAAGGTCTTCCACATCCTGCCGTCGGTCTTCTCTGTAGACGTGGAGAGCCTGGAATCATGATGACTGCCCCGACACGACTTGCACCCGGAGCGGGTGCGGCGGATCGCGCTCTGATCGGCCTGGAAGCCCTGGCCCGTCAGTTCCTGGAACAAGAACAGCCCGGCCGCGCTGCGCAGGTGCTGGCCGACGTGGACAGCGGCACTGCGGCGCTGAGGTTCACCGTATCCCTGTGCGGGCTGGAATGGCACCTGTCCTGCGAGATCGAGCACCACGGCAACGGCCGCCCCGAACCTGTGACGCTGCCGGCCCGTGGCGTCTGGGTGTCGGCACTGCTGCCGGTGCTATTCCCCCTGGTCACGCTGGTGAAGACAGCGACCAGCGCCAGCATGGCCGCGCCCAAGCTGCTGGCCGACGTGGCGAACGGCCGGGCATGGCTGGGCTTCGATGTGGAGATGCGGGGCCGGATGGCGCTGGTATCGGCGCACGTTCGGCCTGCCCATGACCTGCGACGGCGGGTGCCGCTGATGGAGGCGGGCTGCATGCGCCAGCACAACGAACCCGGGCCGGTGCTGCACTGACCCTCTACCCCATGCCTGCGGCCGCTGCCAGCGACCGCGCTTCACCTTTCCTTTGACCTAGAGAACACCACTGTGAGCACCACCCCCACGACCAACAGTTTCAAGTTCCATGTCCTGCCCGAAGACGGCCCGCAACGGCTGCACGATGCGTTGGACCAGATCACCAAGGCAGCACTGACCACCCACCACCGGCTGACAGCCATCCCCGCCGCCGATCTGCCCGATCAACTGCTGGGCACCTTGCAGGAAGCTGCCGATGCGCTGAAGTCAGTTGTCAGCCTGAGCGAGGAGAACCGCCGGGCGTTGCACAGCTTGATCCTCTCCGGGCCCGTCACCGCCACGATTTCGATGAAGGGTTGACGACATGGCCACCGGACCCAAGATCCAGTACGAAATCGCCGCCACCGCCACCGGCGCGGCCGAGGTCGAGAAGCTCGCAACCGAGTTGGAGAAGCTGGACGATGCCGTAGACCCGGCACTCGCCCAGAAGGCACGCGATGCCGCCGCCGCACTTCGTGCGATCGGCCAGCAGCAGGAAGCCATCAACGAGTTCGTGCGCTGGAAGACCGCCACGGGAGAGGCGCGCGCTGAACTCGACCGCGCCCAGGCTGCCGCCCAGAAGCTGGCCGCCGAAATCGCCCAGGCGGGCGAGCCGACCAAGGCGCAGGCAGGGCAGATGCAGAAACTGCGCGACGCGGTGCGCGATGCCAAGCAGGAGCTGCAGCAGCAGACCACCAGCCTGGACAGCGCCCGGTCCGGCTTGACGCAACTGGGCATCCCGCTGGATGGCGTGGCCGCCAAGCAGCGCGAGCTGAAGAAGTCCACCGCCGACGTGCGGCAGGAGGTCGAGGCGCTGGCCACGACCGCCCGCGGCGCCTCGGGCTTCACGGCCCTGGTGCGTGATACAGACGCCGCCCGGCTGCAGATGGAGGCCGCTGCCCGATCGGTCGATGCCTACGCCCGTTCGCTGGGGGCTGCCGGCCCGCCGACCGCCTCACAGGTGAGCGAGCTGGCCAAGCTGCAGCAGGCTGCCGCACAGGCCCGCGCCGAGTTCGAGCGCCTGCAGGCCGAGACGGTGCAGCAAGCCACCTCCCTGCGCCAAGCCGGCGCCAACACGGAACAGCTCACGTCCCAGGCCCGCGAGCTGGCCAGCGCCCAGCGACAGGCTGCCACAGCGGCGCAGCAGTTCGGCACGCAGTCGGCTGCAGCGAGTGCCCAGGCGCAGCGCGCGCACGATGGCGTGCGCAGCGGGATCGACGGCATTGGGAGCAGCCTGCGGGCGATTCAGGGGCTGGCCGCTGCTGCGATCGGCGGTGACCTGCTGGCTGGAACGGTCGGCGATGTGATCAAGACCGCAGACGCCTACGACAACCTGGCCGCCCGCATCAAGCTGGTGACCGGCGAGGGCGTGGCGTTCGACACCGCGTTCCAAGGCGTCTACGAAGTCGCCAAGCGCACCAGTTCCGCCTTGGAGTCCACCGGCACGCTGTTCAGCCGCATCGCCACCGCTGGCAAGGAACTGGGACTGAGCCAGCAGCAGGCGCTGCAGCTCACCGAGACGATCAACTCGGCGGTTCAGCTCTCTGGTGCCAGTGCCCAGGCGTCCGACGCCGCCATCACGCAGCTCATTCAGGGGCTTCAGTCGGGCGTGCTGCGTGGCGAAGAGTTCAACAGCGTGATGGAGCAGGCGCCGCGCCTGGCGTCCGCGCTGGCGGACGGGCTGAACGTGCCGATAGGAAAGCTGCGCGAGATGGCCGGGGAAGGCAAGCTGACCACCGCCGCCGTGCTGCAGGCCCTGCAGGCACAGCGGGCCGTCATCGAACGCGAGTTCAGTTCACTGCCGGCGACGGTCGGCCGGGCCATCACGAACCTTCAGACCGAGTGGTCCAAGTTCATCGGCACCACCAACGCCAGCACCGGCGCCACGGCCACGGTGGCCGAGGGCATCAACCTGCTGGCCGGCAACCTGCAGGAAGTCGCCGACGTGGCTGGGCGTGCTGGTTCGGTGCTCACCGCGGCACTGGCCGTGCAGGGGGTTACCGCGCTGCGGACGTTCGTCGCCGAGGGTCGAGCCGCCGCGCTGGTCAGTACCGCGCTGTCGGCTTCGTTGGGGTCGATTCCCAAGGTCATCAGCATCACCGTGGCGGCGGCTGGCTTCGAGGTCGGTTTCCGAATCGGGGAGATGCTGCGGGAGAACTCTGCCCTGGCGCGACAGCTCGGGGTGGCGGTGGCTGGGTTCCTGCAGGCCACGGTGAGCGATCTGCAGTTGCTCGCCGAGAGCGCCAAGGCCATCTTCACGAACGACACCATCGACGCCGCGCTGACGCGCTACAAGCAGCGGGCAGCCCAACTGGACGAGTCGTTCCGCGTGCTTTGGGATGAAGCGGAGAAGGGGCCGACCAGCGCAGCCGCAGCAATGGATCGGGCATCTGGCGCCGCACAGGTGGCAGGAGCCTCGGCACAAGGTGCAGCGCAGGCTGTGGGCAGCATTGCCCCGGCCGCTGGGGCTGCCACCGGAGCCCTTGCCGGCCTAGGGGCTCAGGCGGCAGCCTCACTGCCTGTTGCGCGAGATGCGGCGCAACAGATCGCGGACAAGCTCAGCGAGGTCGGCCAGAAGGGAGGCGTGGCCAAGGACGTATTCGAGAAGGACATCCCCGGCGCCATCGAAAAAATGGATGGGGCAGCGCTGGGGCAGTTTTTCGGGGGGCTGTCGTCGGCGCTGGGTAAAACGCAGTCGGACGCGCAGCGGTTCGGCGATCAGATGCAGGCGAGTGGTGACGCGGGTTCGGCTGGCCTGGCCAAGTCCGAGCTGGCCGCCGATCGCCTGCAGCAAGCCATGGTGCTGGTGGGAAACAAGGCCGCCACCGCGCTGGGCGTTGACCTCGATTCGGTCGGCACCCGCGTGACCAAGAGCTTCACCGACGCCGACAACAACCTGAACGTGCTGCTGCGCAGCCTGCCCCTGTTGAAACAGCAGGGGGTGGACACGGGCGCGGCGGTTGCCCAGGCGCTGGGGGGCATGATCAACCGGGCGAAGAACGAAGCCGAAGTGGATGCCGTAGTGAGCCGCATCAACACCTTGGGGCAATCGGGTGTCTTGAGCGGTCAGCAGGTGGCTGGTGCGATGCAGGCGGCGGGTGATCGGACTGCGGCCCTGCGCACCAGCATCGAGGACGCCACGCCGGGGATCAACTCGCTGGGCGAGGCGGCGCGACGTGCGGGGGTGGACTTCGGGGCATTGACCACCGGAGTTTCAAAGCCGTTTGCTGATGGTGTTGTTCAAGTCCGCGACCTAGCAGACCAGATCAACGCCACGGGCACGAAGGCGAGCCTAGCCGGGCCGGTACTCGCCCAAGCACTGAACCAGCGTGCAGCAGCGGCGCAGACCACCGAAGAGGCCCGGCTGCTGGAAGCCGAGATCAGCCGCATCATCGGCCGATCGCCCGAACTGGCCGGTGCGCTCTCTGGCGCCCTGGATCAGGTGAAGCAGAAGACCGCCGAGCTGACGCCGGAGATGAAGCGATTGCGGGCTGATGCCGACCTGCTGGGTGTCAAGCTCACGCAAGGCACCGAGTCCGGAACTGGAGGGGTCACCAAGGTCATCGAATCCTACGAGCGACTGAAAACTTCTGGTCAGGTCACTGCTGGCGAGATCGACACCGCCTTCCAGAACATGGCGCTGAAGGTCATGCAGTCGTCTGGAGGGGTAGCCCCTGAGTGGCTGAAAGTCGAGGCTGGCCTGCGGGGCGTGACGCTACAGGCTGACCAGACGGGTGGATCCCTTTCGGGTGTTGGATCTTCGGGCCAGAATGCAGGCAACCAGATTGCCGAAGGGCTCAACAACGCGAACGGATCTGGGCTGACCCTGCTGGACACGCTGCGTAGCGTGCGCGAGCGAAACGCCGAAGTGACCGCCGCAAGCGCCGCCTCGGACGCAGCCCGCAAGGCGATGAACTCCCAGGCAGTCGATGCGACCGGGGTGTTCCGTCTGCGGGAGAAGCTGGATTCAGGCACGCTGACTGCAGCCGATGCCGACCTGGTGAAGGGTGTCGCCGACGCCGCCAAGCAGAACGCCGCGATGAGCAAGGGCGCCAACCCAAGCGCTTTGTCTCAGGAGTTCTGGCGCAGCCTGCAGGAACAGACGGCCATCGCCCAGCGCGCACAGGAGGTGCTGGCAGGGTTGGGTTCCATGCCTGCATGGGGACAAGGGGTGAACCGCATCACCCAGGCGCCTGCACCGGTCATCGCACCGCCGACCCCGACGCCAGCCCCTGCCCCTGTAGCACAGGCGTCCCGCACGGTGGTGGTGAATCTCGCGCTGCCGGGTGGTGGTACCCGTACCGAGACCATCCAAGCCAGCGACCAGCAAAGCGCCGACGCACTGCTGCGGGTGCTGGAGAGTTCAGCCCGGGCGATGGGCCGATGAGCCGAAGTCCTGGCACCGAACACTGACCCCGACCAACCCGACACCAGAAGCCGGCCCCGTGCCGGCTTTCCTGTTCCTGGACACCCCTTCCGAGTTACAGCGGGCGCCTGTTCACACCCCGAAAATCACCTCGGAACCATACAGTTCCAGATTAGCGATAATGCAAGGTTATCGCTAGTTGAGGCCGTTTATCGGGGGCATGAAGCCACGGTGCACCATGAAACCGACTGAATCGGAAAGCTGAAACAAAGTTTCATGCGGAGCCGATCGACCAGCCGGGGCCGCCCCGGTTCGTGTTGTCCTGGCAGACCACACCGACACGATCGGCACCCGTTGCCGGTGCTGCGGGGTGTCGGCACTGAAGCACAAGAACACGCACGCCGAACCATACCCCTACAGGGTATTTCAGGCAAAAACTGCCAGCCGGGACCAGTCGGACACCCTGAAGTGACCACCGAACCCGAGCCGGACCCCGTGTTTCCTGCCCGTCCCCGGGTTCTGTCCCCGATGCACTGCGACCTGTCCCCGGCAGTGTCCCCGGCTGGAAAACGTCGGCGTGAACCCATGCGCACCCAATCGGGCACAAGCGGGCGACGTGTCCCCGTGTCCCCGTTGTCCCCGTCTGTTTTGAAGTCAAGGTAGCGATGCACCCCTAAATACATCAGGTGGTATGCAGACCGATCCGGGTTCAAGTCCTGCAGCAGATGCGCCCGACCCCTTCACCCTGGTGCAAGACACGACCCCGACAGGGGCCACCGACCAGCCGGACCCGCAATCCCGAAAGGAAGAACCGGCCATGAAGAACCAAAACCAATAAACTGAAAATACTTTCATGATCAGTCACTTAGGTGGCCGATCATGTTGGCCCCGGCTCCACCACTCACCCGAAAAGCCCCGGCGCATCCATGCGCCGGGGCTTTTTCTTTGCCCTGTCAACAGCGCCCCGGCAGACTCAAGCGCGTCACCACC